TTTTTAAATTCAATAAACTCACCATCAGAATTTTTATGTTTTCTAAGTTGTTGAATCAAAATTTCTTCAGCTTCTTTAAGCTTCTTTTTGTTTTCTTTTCCTTTAAGCTTTAATAAATTTGTTGCATGTACTATTTTTATAATTTCTAAAGCAATACTTTTTTCTTTTACAGCAGTTGCTTCAAACAGTCTTAATCTATATTTTTTTTCTTCTTTAGACAAAGTTATAGGTTTTAAATCTTTTTCATTGACTTTTATGCCTTTACTTTTTCTAATTTCGACGCTTTTTTGTCTAGAAGCTTCTTTTTCTTTATATTCGTTTTCTAATTTATACAAAAACTCGTTTGTTTGTAACTGTGACAAATACTTTTTTTTATTAAATAAGTTATCATCTATTTTATCAAAAGCTTCTTCTATAGAACTCGTTCCAGGATCACCTATCAACTGAGGTTTTTCATTGCAGAGCTTAATAATTTTTTCTAAAAAGTTTTTTGGCGTTATAATTGCCATCTCATTTAACAAAAAACTATTTTTATAGAAAACTTCTTTTAGCGAATATTTTGTCATTTTATAACCTTGAGATAATATTTATAGTTGCATTATAATTATAATCTATGTTTATAAAAAAGGAAATATAATGAAAAACAACACAAAGCTTATAATGGAAACATGGCGACGATTTTTAAAAGAAGGCCCAAGCGACGATATTGAAAGTTTCTATGGCGACGACTACGATCCAAGTCAAGAAGAAGATGAAAATTCTATTGATGAACCTTTGCCAGGTGAAGCACCTTTTGATAGCAATATGCCTGTGAGTGACGATGACATTGGAGATCCAGCGATGATAGGCCGGGACAGTTCAGCACCCATGCTTGGAGCTCCTGGCGATGATGACATTGAATTGGATGACGATGATACTTCATATGATACAGGTTCTGGAGACGAGCCTTATACATTTTCTGGCGATGACACTCCTAGCACTGAATATCCTACTTACGATAGAGATGTAGCCAGAAAAGGCTAAATTTATCAGGAGAATTAAAACAATAATGAAATATCCAAAGTTTTATGAAAACAGTAAATTACCTGTAATTTTGAGTAAGTTTGCACCTATTGACATATGGGCAATAACTTTAGGCCCATGGGTTTTTTGTCGAGGAGAGCTTGCTGAACAGACGAAGAGGCATGAAACAATACACTATTTACAGTATAGAGAACTTTGGTTTATCGGGTTTTTACTTGTTTATCTATTTGATTATTTATGGGCTGCAGTTTTAAGCAGAAAAGGGTTTACACGTGAATCTTACCTTTCCATAAGGTTTGAGCAAGAAGCTTGGAACTGCGATGAATTTGAGGATTACATTGAAAAAAGAGAAAAGTTTGCTTGGAGAAAATATCCTTTAGGAGGCAAGAAAAATGAAAAGAATTAATCAGCTTAGAAAGTTAATTAAAGAAATAGTTTCAGAAGAAATACCTCTTAGTAGTTATCTTACTTTTCCTGACGGTATTTATCCGCAAGAAACTGTATCTGATTCTGATAAATTAAAGGCGCTTGAAATAATAGAATTAAAATTTGAGTATTTATATAGCTCAAAACATGCTGATGGTGTGATTGTAACTTTTCCTGACGGTAGTAGGCATCTTGTTACACACGACAAAGAAATAATTCCTTATAATTAAGAAAAATAAAAGAAAGAATTATTATGCCCTTTTTAAATCAATATCAAAAGAAAGAAGTAAGCAAAAAAAGAATTAATACTTCACCTTCAAAATCAGAAATTCAATTAGCAAAAGAAATTGGTATTAATTTAGGAAAAAGCTGGAATGCTTATTCACGTGAAGTAAGAGTTCATATTTACGTTAAAGACATGCATGAGATGGTCAGGTTTTATAATAAAATACTAGAGTTTCCTGTCGTAAGATATTGGCGATACTCAGATGGCAATGGCACACAGATTAATTTAGGTGGAAATCTAATTGAATTGTTTTCTAAGCATAGACACAATTATTATGACAAGTCATTCAATGGAAATGTTTCACTATCAGTTAAAGTAAATGATGTTTATAAGTTTTATGATAAAATGCAGACAAAAAACATACAAGTCGGTGAGTTAATAGAAAATCCTTGGGGCGATGCTTCGTTTCATATAACTGATCCTGAAGGCAATAGATTAGCATTTTTTAGTCCGACAATATCTAAAGAAAAATACTACAAAGTAAAAAAAAGTTAAGATGTTAAAAGAATATATAACATTGATTCTTGAAGCACAGAGAGGAATAATGTATCCTCCTAGTAGAATTAATGCAGAATTACAAAGTCAATTGTCAACGCCTCAGAGTAATGATAAAACTGACTTTACTCCTGAAGAAACTGTAAAAGATCTGTCAGACAAGTTTGGTCCTAATTGTTACATATCTTTTGTTAAAGGCTATAAAGGGCAAGTTCCAGATGTTGGAATTAATCCTTTTTCAATGTATGCAACTCCTCACGGAATATACACATATTTATTAACAAAAAAAAATCTAACTGACTTGTTTTTAAGACAAAGATTGGGTTACGTTGATTTTGCTATGAATAGGCCTTATTTTCATATTATTCAAGTTCAATCTCCTAATAAAGCAGTTTTAAATCCAAATAAAACATCAAACAAATATGCAGTAGATAAAGTTGGATATGACAGTCAGTATTTCAATGATATTCAAGAAATGGTTAGAGTTATTTTAATGTCGTTACCAGGAAATGCTAGTTATATTACAAAAAAATTATTTAAGCTTCCAATAAATATTAGAAAAAAATATGAATCTGTAACTAAAAGTAATTATATTAAGATACTTTATGAATCAGGTTACAGATCATCTAGAATAGCAACTGCAATTGAAATTGTTTATAAAATACTTTGCATAGATAAAAAAGAAATAACTTTTAACGAGTTTACAACTAGCGTTGCTAATTTTCTTTCAAAAAAAGTAAATCAATATTATACATCAAGAAGAAGCTTTGATTACAACCCAGAAGCAAAAGACAATAAAATGTTTTATTTAAAAAACATTTATAAAATAGCTGAAATTTTATCTTATATCACACCTAACCCTAAAAAAACTTCTGGTAGAAGAAATGATCCTGTCAGAAGATCACTTTTACTTCATTCAATAGGTATTGACGCAATTACAGACGCAGGTTCTCAAACAATTCACGATAAGCAATCAGAGCAAGCTTTTACAATAGACTTTGGCCCACATAGTTCTGTCAAAAATCTTGGAACATATAATAATATATTTACCCAACTAAGTAGAGAAGAGCTAGAAGAATTATTTATAGAATATGCAGACTATTTGCATTAATTGCTTATATTGTAAATCTATTTTAAATAATATATAATTATAATGTCGGTCCTATCGATGCGTCTTATATGTTTAAACGAAGAACAAGTGTGTCAGTATATAAGAAGTGTCGTAATGCTGCTTGACTTGCTAGATTTTCACACTTTCTTTAGCAAGAAGGAAACGTAGGAGGACAATTTTTAAATGTGGTATATGTATGTTTTAATCTGTGATGATAATTCTTATTATTGCGGTATAACTACAGATCTCAAGAGAAGATTAAAACAGCATAATGGTGATCTCAAAGGTGGCGCAAAATATACTCGAGGAAGAAGACCTTGTCGTTTTGTGTATATAAAAAAAGCGATGAATCGCTCCATCGCTTCTAAGTTAGAATATCAATTTAAGCAGTTAAGTCGTAAAGATAAAATTAACTATATTATTCACCATCCTCACCAGAAGGACTTTCTTCAGCTTGCTCACCAGCTGAATCTTCCTCACTCACAGGATCTTCTTCTGTAGATTCTTCCTCTTCAGCTTCCTCTTCAGCTTCCTCTTCAGCTTCCTCTTCAGCTTCCTCTTCAGCTTCCTCTTCCTCTTCCTCTTCCTCTCCTGCTGTAATCTCTTCCTCTTCCTCTTCCTCGCCCACAGACATATCTTCAGTGCTGCAATCACTTTCCATTACTTCACCTGCTGCAGGTGGCTCTTCGGGTGTTTGTTCATCGTCATCATCACAACCACCGAGCCAAGATGTAAGTGAAATTAATAGTGCTAGAAAAATACTTTTTACGAGTCTCATAAATATCTCCTTTTATTTTTTTTGTAAAATTTATGATTTTTTGTATTATAATTAATTAGAACAAGGAGTAAATATCATGTTAGAACCTAATAATATTAAAGAATTTTTATCTTTACTTAAAGATAAGACAGTCCAGACAGCTCTTACAGCTATTGTTATTGCCATATTTTCATTCGTTGGCGGAAGAGTTACAGTACCAAACTGTGACATAGACGGTGTATGTAAAGATCTAACAAAAGACAAACAAACACTATCATCACAATTAGTTAAGTCTCGTAAAGAATGTCGAGAAAAAAAAGACAAAGCACTAGCAGACTTAAGACTTGAGTTAAATGCTGAATGTGCTGAAAAAATATCAGACGCTTCTGCAGGAAGCGACTTTGATTCAGATGTACATTGTGCCATTTGTATTGCAAGAGGAGAATGTAAACAAAATGATTAAGAATATATTCATATCGTTCATGACTTTTATCATGACAATTACATCATCACAAGCCCAAGTTCCTACTTATACGCTAAAAACTGGACTCGTTTCTATTAAAAGATCTGAAATGGTCACAAAACCAAGAACAGTTGAAGAAACTATTAAAAAGCATTTTAGAGAAGATTCTTTTGTCTTGAAAGATGAACTAGCAAAACATCAAGGATATATTCTCACAATATCAGATAGAAAAGCTATTAAATCAATTCTTGAGTTGATAGAATCAAGTTGTGGCTCTTTAGTAACAGCAGCAGGCAAATCATGTGATCAAGAGCTTGATATTTGTCAAAAAGATTGTGATAAAAGAATCGAAGATATACAAGACAGAAATGAGATGCTAACAAAAGAAAAAAATCAATTAGTAAAGGATTTAAATTCTGAGACAAATAAAAAAATTATTTTTGCAAGTATAGCTACGTTCGTAGGCATTGGTTTAGGTGCTTTTTTTGTAACTATTAAAAACTAAATAAGCTACTATAAGTATAATTATATTAGAATTAGGAGAAGTTAAATGGAACCAAATCTAGTATTATCAATAGGAACAACACTATCAGTTTTAGGATTATTCTATTCATGGCATAAAGATTCAAAAAAACAAGCTGAAGAAGTTGCTGATCTCAAAGCTAGAGTTAATTCTTTAGAAAGTAGAGCAAAACAGACTGATTTGGTGCTTCAAGAGCTTTTAACAGCTGTGCAAGAAATTAAAGTATCATTAGCAAAAATTGACACTAAACTAACAATTTTAGAGCAAGAAATAAATAAAAGTAAAAATTAATGATATTTAGTTAAAAAACTAGGAGAAAAAAATGAAAATTACTGCAAGACACTTAAAAAGAATTATTCTTGAAGAAATGCAAAAAGTTGATAGACAAAGACTTCAAGAAAGTACATCAAAAAGTGCTGTTAGAATAACACCAGAATATCTTAATCGTATTATTCGTGAAGAATATGCAGCATTTCAAAATCGTCAACGTTTAGAAGAAGCTCGCCGTCGCCGCAGAAGAATTGCTGAGTCTCGCAGAAGACGTCTTGATAGATATTAATTAAAAAATAATTTAAAAAAAGTGGTGTACACTTTTTAATTTGTGTTTATTATATACCTGCATTTAATCGCGAACAAAAAAAATCTAATATTAAATGAAAGGATTAATAAATGCAATTATCACCAGAACAAGTTCAATCAATTAACGTTTTACTTTCGGCCGTACAAGTAGCTCAACGACGAGGCGCATTTTCTTTGCAAGATGCACATACTTTGCAAGAAGCAGTTGATAGACTTGTACCACGCGAGGAGCAGGAAAGACAAGCTGCAGAGGCTGCAGCTGCCGATGCGAGTGGCGATGAGGCTGAAGCAGCTGTAAGCTTGCCTGAAGATGATGACGCTGATGCACAACCAGCTGCTGACTCTGAGTAATATAAACTAAATTATAGTTTTAACGTTAAAATAAATTTAGGTGCACGTAAAAAATGCACCTTTTTTGTAATATATAATACTAAGCCCTCGTTAACATGATGCCTGAATCGCCAGGGACGAGGAATCATGCGAATATTAACCTTATAAGAAAGTAGAGGTATAATCATGGCAGTAAAAGTAGTATATGACGCAACTCGTGGTCTAGTTCAAGAAAATGACACAACAGGAGTTGGCGGATTTCAAATTAAAGATGTTTCTCTTACAGAAGGCAGCGAAGAAAAGGAAGCAGCAGCAGCTGGTGCAAATGCAATCCTTACTGCAACTGGCGTCTCTCTTGTCGACGTTACAGTTAATAATCATCAAGTACAAATTCCTAAGGGCACTGTTATTGGTCAACAAAAAACAGTTATTGTAAAAATTAAACAAAATGCTAATGCAGCACACAATTTACATATTTTAGGTGTTGACAGTGGCGATGTTGCTCAAGTTCTTGTAGGTGACAATGTAATTGGACAAGGTGATGTTGTTGTTTGTGTATGGAGTGGTGCTGCTTGGCTTGTAGTTAATCAAACTACTTAATAGAAAGGAATAACTAAAATGGTTCAAGTAATATATACAAAAGACCAAGGTCTTAAACAGCAAGGAGGAGCTGGTTCTTTTTCTATTGAGTCAGGTGTTCCTTTAGCTGGACAAATAAAAGATACAGTTACATCAAATACGTTTGCTGTAATTGACTTTGCAGGAATTAAGCAAGCTGACGGTGCTGCAGGTGCACTCGAGTTTGACTTAGACTCCAAAGTAATTAAGCTAAGATCAGCAGGAGGCGAAAAGTTCTATATATACTTCACAGTTACAAATACAGGAAACACTGGCGATCCTGGTCTAGAAGGAACAGGCATATCATTTAGCAATGCAGCGGCTGATATTAATTCTGAAAAAAAACTAGTCGATGCATTAGTAGCTAAAATAAATGGTGCAGCTGCACTAAATGTAGAGTTTGAGGCAGTTAACGATGGAAACGATCATTTAAAAATTACTGCTTTAAGAATGGGTAATTCTGGAACTATTGTAACAGACATTTCAGACTTTGTTGGTCTAGTTGATACAAATAATGCAAATGCTGTAGTAAATTCTACAGTTACATTTACACATGGTGAAGGAAGTCATGTACTATCATCAGGAGGAATATCGCAAGCTTCAGGCGCATTAAATGTAGCAGGTGATTCTTTTGTAGTTATTTCTGATTTAACTGAAGATGATCATCATGGTGCAAGAAAAATAGTTCATAGACCTGCTAATGGACAAACTTTTATTCTTAAAAATTCAGCAGGAGGTACTCTGTATACTTTTGATACAGAAGGTGAAGTAGCACATCTTGTATGGAATGGAACAGCTTGGAAACTGCTGTTTGGATCTTAATTAATATTTGAAAGGAAATGAAAAATGGCAGCAGCCAAAAGTAAAAAAGAAGAAGTAGTATCAGTAGACTTAGCACCTGTACAAAAGGAACTTGAAAGCCTTAAAAAAGAAGTAGAGTCGCTTAAGAAGGACATGGTAGCATGCAAAAAGTGTTGCAGTGCCAAACAATCTTCAGGCGGATCTTCAGCTTTAGCACAACAGCTAGTTGAAGCTCTTAAAGAAATGACAGGACCTAATACAAAAGGTGTAAGAAATTACGTACGCTCAATCTTTAAGTAATTTATTATAAACAATAATTGACTTTAAACCTCTAATTAACAGAAATGTTTTAGAGGTTTTTTAGTATTTGCTGTTCGTAAATCTAGCTATTTTATAAAGACTTCCTATAATTAGATATGTATATAAAAGATTATAGGAGTTTTACATGGCTTCGTTTGCTAGTGTTCTTAGTAGTGGTGATAAACCAACACCTTTTGGTATTTTTGACAACGACAGTCATTTTCAAGAAGAAGCTGACGGTCTTGTACTGTATGTAAAGCGTTTATTAGGTGACGACATATTATCAGTTGAGTTAACAAGTAAACAAATCTGGGCAAACTTCGAAGAAGCTGTTCTTGAATTTTCTAAGCAAATAAACTCACATCAAGCTGAGTCTTATATGTCCAATATACTTGGATTAAACACAGGTTTAAACGAAACATTTAAGCGTAATGATTACGGTCATTATTATTATTTAGATGATAATCAAACTGCTGATGACATTATCATTGATATTGATGGTAATAATGAATTAAGAAAAAACGTACAAGTTCTTTTAATTCAAGACATTACAGACCCAAGATTTCAAAATCAAAATCAAAAGTCTGCTTATGATGATACTTCACTACACACGATTGATACAACAGGTAGCGGAAATGCTAGTCCTATTATTGATAAAAGTATAGGGCCTAATGGTAAAGAGCAAAAGTTTCCAAGAGAAACTTTAGAATACTTAATCAGAAGAGCAGAACCATATGCATCAGAAGCTTTCGTTGGAGGTGTAAGTAACTCTGTAAGAGGTTTTATAAAACTAAAAGAAGGAAAGCAAGATTATAATATATACGAAGACTTGATCGTGCCTTTTGAAGGTGAAGAACTTAATTTAGCATCTTTTGATAACACAGACACACAAAAGTCTCTATTTAATCCTTTGTACAAAAACAAGCTTTTACCTACAGCAACTGAAACAAAAATAAAAGTAAACGAGGTATTTCATTTCTCACCTCAGGCAGCTTATCGATTTTTTGATACAACTTCAGCAATTAACTATTTAAATAATCAATTTGCCTTTGAGTCGTTTACGCCAGAAACAGTTTTTTATGTATTACCTGTTTTTGAAGATCTCTTAAGAGCAGGTCAATTAGATATTTCAAATAGAGTTAGAAGAAGCAATTTTTCATATAAACTTCAAGGGCAAGAGCTTAGAATATATCCTAGACCACAAAGTAATCCACTAAATTTATTTGTTAAGTTTTCTTTTCCTGCAGATCCTTTTAAACCTAACTTACCTTATAGCGATGAATCAATTGATGGTGTATCTAACTTGTCAAACGTGCCTTTTGGAAATATTGAGTTTCGTAAAATAAATCAAATGTCTAGACAATGGATAAGGCAATATACATTGGCACTATGTAAGGTAACTTTAGGTATGACACGCTCAAAGTTTAGTTCTGTTCCAATCCCAGGAAGCGATTTGCAGATGAACGGAAGTGATCTTATTAATATGGGTAGAGAAGACAAAACAAGACTTTCAGATTCTCTTAGCGAAACACTAGATAAGTTAACATATCAAAAATTGCTTGAAGCAGATGCAACACAAAGCGAAGCCATGATGAACATATTAAAACGTGTTCCTGTTCCAAATGGCAGAGCAATTATTATAGGATAAAACATTATGGCACGTTTATTTGTTGGACAAAAAGAACAAGATTTTTTTGCTGATATAGCTAAAGAGCTTATTAAGGATGTCGCAGGTCAAAAAATATACTATTATACTGTAAGAGAAGACTTGAGTGATATTCATGAGGTATACGAAGAGTCTCCTCATAAAATATTTAATCCTCCTGTCGAACTAGAATGTTTAGTAGAATGGCAACCTTCAGAAGTAAGAACTACACAATTTGGGCATGAGCAAATTAAAACTATCAACGCTTTCTTACATAACAGAGACTTAATTGATAGAAATCTCGACGTCAAGCAAGGAGATTACATTTCTTACGGAGAATTCTTTTTTGAGATTACTTCTTTAATTTACGATAAACTTAATTATGGTCAAATAGAAAGAGTAACTTCTGTCAAACTAACAGCTAAACAGGCACGTATTGAGCATATACTTAAAAGCTCGCTTGGGCCAACTTACGAGGGTTATACAGATAAAAATGCAATTCAAAATAGCTTTGAACAGCAGCGTGGTCAAACTGAATCGGATACTAGACAATTGGTACAAGATAACGTGCTTGATAGTCCTATTGGAGGACCTAGAAAAGTAGCACCTGACGGTTCTAAGAAAAGTATTAACAGTATTGGCTCTTCTTTTTATGGAGATGATTAATGGCAACAAGATTTGATAAAACTATAGAAAGTGTTAATTCAACAATTAGTGGATATGAAGGTGAATTAAGGCCTGAAAGGTTTACTGTTCCTTCATGTGGAATAGAAGATTTAGACGTTGCAATCTTTAATTTGTTTGACAAGCAAATTCCTTTATTCTATGATATTCAAGGTGAGCAAAAAAAAGTGCCTGTTGTTTTTGCAACTGGTGAAAGATTTGCAATATTAAGAAGAAAACAACCTCTAACTGATAAGTCTGGTGCACTAATACTTCCTTTAATATCTATAACAAGAGGAAATATTGAAAATAATCCTCAAAAAGGAATCGCAAATAATCAAATGTTTCCTGAAGTTATTGCCAGAAAGATATCAGATAGAAACACAGAATGGCGACAGCTAAATAATTTTGAAGGCTTCCAACATATTAAACACACAAGTGTTAGAGGAAAAACGTCATATAGTTTAGGACATCAATTAGACAACAACATTTATGAAACAATTGAAGTTCCTCCAGTGAAATATTTTGGTGCAACATATGAAATATCAGTTTGGTCATCTTTTACACAGCAAATGAATGATATTCTTACAACAATAATGAGTGCTTACACACTAAATCCAGGACAGCAATTTAAAATAGAAAGTAAAAAAGGTTATTGGTTTCCAGCTTTTGTTGAAAGTGGATTTAGTCAAGATTCAACTTATAGTGACTTTACTGATCAGGAAAGATTTGTCAAGTACAATATGACAGTAAATGCAACTGGATTTATTCTTGCTCCTAATATTCCTAATGGTAAAGTTGCATTAAAATCAATTGTTAGTGCGCCAACAATAACTTTTGAAACTTTAATTGGCGGTCATAATATTAATCCTCAAGTACAAGGAATTGCTGTTAATAATCCTGATACACAAATTTTAGATCATGTTCAAAACGAAGATGATACAAACATATCACAACAAATTGGCGTCAGACCTATCGACACAGTTAGACAGTTGCAAGAATATGATAAATCTGGTGCTTATGTAGTAGGTGAGTCTGATCTAAAACCTTACGACTTTGTAGGAGAAAGAAGTAGCAAATCAACAAAAATTAAAAAAGTATTAATAAAAGATAATGATGGTAATGTTTCTCACGTCAAAGCAAGCGTCCAAACTAATGGAGAAATTTTATACGATCAAAAATACGCAGAAAAGATTTTTAATATATCAAATTCTAATAAATAGACAATAACAAGCATATTTAGTTTATATAAAAGATTTTAGTATTAGGAGAACTAGCATGGCAGAGCAGACATTTAAGTCTCCAGGTTTTTTTGAACGCGAAATTGAAGTAATCAAAAGACCTTTAGTCAAAAATACAGCAACACCTGTCGGTGTAATCGGCCCAGCTGTTAGAGGGCCAGCACTTGTACCAACAACAGTTTATTCACAAGAAGAATTCGTTAGAATTTTTGGTGCACCACATAGAAAAATGCTCGGAGGTCACGCAGCTTCTGAATTCTTCAGGAACGACGGTCGAGCACTAACTTATTGCAGAACATTAGGAACAGGATCATGGACAGGCACTGCTATAGAAAAAGCAGGCTTCAAACTAGTTTCAAAAGCAGGCGATGCCGGCGTATACGGTATTAGTGATAAAAAATATGGTGCGGTACATTTTATTGCAGCACAACATGCAGTTGCAAATGCAGAATTTTTAGGTCTTGGTATTTTTAACGATAACAGATCACACACTACAGACGCAAACAATGCTGCACCTTTAGCAGGAAATATGCCAGATGGCATTGTTGAGTTAGTTCGAGCAATGATCTTTACCCATAAAAATAACACCTTATTTGTTTCTACATTAAATGAACCTGATGTTGTTACCGCTGATGTTGTAGCTGCTGACACCAGCAAAGTTATACTAACTATTAAAGATAACGATGATACTGTAGTAAATACATTTACAGTTTCTTTAGATCCAGCAGCAAGCGATTATATTTCTAATGTTTTAAACACAGATCCACTTTCTTTTGATGAAAAAGGACATCTTCTTTATGCACACTTCCCAGTAGACAAAGAA